AACCCTGACTCTTCTTGGTCATAACATTTGCCACACTGTTTGCTTGGTTTGTTGGCCAACATGTTCAAACGCATCTGCTTCATGTCTGTGCCGTTAAAAACTGTTTCCATGGAATCCTTGTTGAGATCTCCAACAGGATATTTGTCTAATGAGAAACAACAAGGATATGCCCTGCCGTCTGGAAACGCATGTATGTGTTGCCATGGCAACATACAGAATGTATCACTCTTGATCAACAACTCCTCTTCTTTAGGAGTCATATCTTTGATCTTTAGTTTCTCGGGCTCTTTAGCCCCATACTCATATGCCACGATACCATTCTCCTATTATTGGGAAAGTCTTTGCAAAATCTTTTCCGCTTCGTTTGTCGTATTGACTGTAAAATGTCTTGAAATCTTTTTGTAGTTTACTCTGTTCGGCCGCACCTGCGTGTGGTGTTTTAACAACATCTAGGTAGTCTATCAATCGCTGTGTTTGATTGACTTCCATGTGTTCTAAGTGCTTCACATTGTTATTTAAAAACTTCTGTATGTCACCTTTAAATTTATTTCTCAGGTCATCCGGTAGCACAAGTGGTGATTGGAAGCTAGGGAACCTCAATATATTAAGTGTGTAATTAAGTGTTGGTCCGTATACCTTACTTGCACTCTTGAACCACACCATTTTCTCCAGTAGCTCAGGCAATGTTTCCAAACACAGTGCATTGATAGTACACATGTTGTGTATTTCAGATGGAACTTTATCAACCATCATGTGTAACAGGTTTGAGAACCAGTCTCCGTAATCTAGTCCGTCCCTGATGTATTCCGCCTGTTTGTGTGTTGCTTCCATGCTGGTGTACAGATGGAAGTTCTTAAATCCTTTTAGTTTTTTCTTGAATCTATCTATGATGCTCTGTTTTGCACCCAGGTTAGAATTTATTGCAATACGCATATGTGGATTCATCCTGTCGCCCTGTGTTTCGATCCAGTCTAACAACTTCCATAGGTTGGGGCTCATCATGGGTTCCCCGCCTGTTATCCTCAACTCGTCTAGGCTCTTGTGTAGATCCGTTTCCCACCATTTGTAGAATGCTTCAACGTATGGATTTGTCTCATCCTTCTTGTACGGTTCCGCTGAATCATGTGCATGGGTGAAATGATTACGTCCATCTGTTTCCATGCCTGTGTATGGTCCTAGCCTCTTGATGTTGTTTGCCCAAGTGGAACTGAATGCAGGATTACAGTATGTACAAGCGAAGTTACAAGTCCTGTCAAATGCTATCTCCAGTGTCTTTAGATTGACGTCTGTGTTGTGGTCTTCCTTGTGTGCATACTCCAGTGCCTCATTTGTGAATATCTTAGATTTATAAATCCTGTCACTAATGTTATCCCTGTCGATGTCCTCTATCTTCCAACAGTACTCACACCCTTTTGGTCTGTCACCGCACTGCATCTGTCTACGTTGTTCTTTCTTCTGCACTGTGTTGTGTATCGCACTGGGATTTGTCTTGATCGCTTCCAGGTCAATCTTGTGTGGGAGTGGATGGTGACAGCTTGTGGTCATTCCACTGCCCAACCATATGGTCGCATTGTACCACTTGGCTCCACAGAAACTTGCAGACTTCGTGTCTAGTATTTGTTTTTTATACTCTAAGTCGTTCATACACTTTTTCTGCCCATTGTTGATTTTGTTTTTCTGTCATGTGATTGATGTTGCCCACTCCCCATCCATGTTTTTCTCCCTCTGACTTGCTGAACGTAAACATACTCTCATCTATGAACGTTCCTGTTTGTAATTTTATATCAGCTCCTGGCTTAAAACTCCACATCTGCACTATCGTCTTACTTTCTAGTTTTGCTAAAACGTTTTGATCGTAATGTTTTAAAGCATACTCATACACCATGTCGTCTTTTTCAGTACTGTGAAGATACTTCCAGTAGTTGTCTAGTGCTTTGTATATGTTTGGATCTATCCCCTCCAGTGGTTCAGTATTCAAACTTAGAATTAATTCAGGATGATACAGTCTGTAAGGTTCTGTCCAACAGAATAAAGATATGTCCGGAACACGGTTTTGTTCTATCAGTTCGTTAAACTTAAACATAGTATTCCACACACTTCTGCCGGGTTCACCAAACCATCTAATACGGTCAGCACCTAACTTCTGTTGCAATATGTTGCACCAACTCTCAGGCTGATTACTTGCACAGAAACTATCTCCAAAAAATCCTATTGTCTTCATGCGTTTTTACACTCCACGTAAAATTCTTCCATCTCAGGGAAGGTGTTCAAGAAGTTTGTTTGTCTTCTTCTATCGTGTTCGTTAAAAAATGCGTAGAAGTTTTTTCTGTTTTGCGTACTTGCGTCCGCGTTTTCTTTCCAGTATGCTAGATTGCGTTGCATTTTTTGAATTTCGAAGTCCTTGAATATGTGTAGCCCGTTTTCCTCTCCGGAATTGTCCTGCATGTACTCTATGTTGTCCTTGTGTATATCTTGGTATGACTCAGGTAGCAGTGTTATCTGTTGCCATGCGGGTTGTCTTAACAGTGGCACATCAAACCATACCCTCTGATACGTCTTGCTGTATTTGATCCTCAGTTCCAATATCTTCTCCAACAGCTTGTCCATGCTTGTTATACTGAGGTTGTTGTACGTGCATATAAATGTTATTGAATTACGCACAGGAATACGCTCTAGGAACTCCTCCACGTTGTCCATCATGTAGTTGAAGTCCAGTCCGTTACGTATGTACTCTGCTCGTTTGCCAAAGGCATCCACTGACACGAACTGCATCAGGTGTTCCACTTTCTTCTCCATGCATATCTGCTTGGTCATGTTGAAGTACTTTTCCTTCAGTTTCTTATCTGCCGGACACATGTTTGATGTTATGTTCAAGTGCAGGTCATCTTTGGGATTGTCTATTATGTACTGGAAAACCTTGTACGTGTTCTTGTCCATCATGGGTTCTCCGCCTGTCATACGGAAGTGCTTTAGATTCTTGTACAGTGTCGGCCACCATTTCCAGAATGCTGTTACGTATGGGTTATCCTCCCTGTTGGGTATGGGACGTCTCCTTCCCTGGAAGTGCTCTGGTGCGTTATGGGGAGGAGATGTGGGATATTGGCCATACCTGTCAATCTCCTTGCCCCACGTTGTCGAGAACTGTGGAGAACAGTAACTACACTTTAGATTACAAGCGTTGTTGAAGTTCACTTCCACATACCTCGGTGTCCAACTGGTCGTCATTGGATTCTTTCTGATGTCTTCGAAGTCCTGCATGGCCCATGGTTCACCGGATCTGTAGTGCCTGTCTGACATCTCCCCAGTCTTCTCCATGTTCCAGCAGTATGAACAACCCTCGGGTTGCTCTCCTTGAAGCATTTGTTGTCGTTGATTCAGTTTCTCTTGTGTGTTGTGCAGTGCGGCAGGATTCAGCTTGACTGCGTCTGCGTCCATCTTGTGCAGTGGTGGGTGATAGCAACTGTTGGTCAGTCCCGTGGGCAGGTGTAGAGATGTCTGGTTCCATTTTGCCAGGCACATCGTAGGTGATACTGTTGCCAACTTTTCTTTGGCCTTCAGTGCGTCCTGTTTGTAATTGCTAGTACTCACGATCTTGAACTCCCCTATTGATGTGAGGTGGCATACAGAACTTGAAGAATTTACTGTCCTGTTCGCTGAAATCTGCTACCGGTATGTCAAGTCTCTGCCTGACACTTTCCCCGTATGCTTCCAGATCCATGTCTATATCATCCACAGCACTCGAAAACAGATCAGCCATTTTCTCTAGATCACTCACCTGTGTATATGCATTTCCTGATACTGTTGTTGAATAGCAACCCATCCTGGTACCCAACATGGCGTACTTGCCATTGTCAACATCTGCACCAACACTCATCCATGTTGTAAGTATCTTTAAATTGCTGTTGTGTATAATACGTTTAAAATTTGTAGGATCAATGTTCTTGCCTTGGTCCAGGCTCATCTTGACCCCTTCTCTGTAACCTGCCACAAATGCCTGTCTCGCCGATGTGTTTATGACTGTTGTTGAATAACAGTTGTGTAAATTTTCATGCTTCACTGTCCAACAGAAGTCTATTTTTGCTTTCTCGTCTTTGGCATTTTCGTGTGTATGCATGTTCAAGCAAGTGTCCTTGTCCCATCCAACCAGACCTCCATTGCCATACACCAATCCGTTTATGTTGTTCTTAGCTCTCCATCTGTGTACTGCTTTGTAATCTGTTTTGTCCCAATCGAGTGTTTGCAATAAGAATGTTTCATCTATGACATTATCTCCATCCACACTTATGAAAAACTGTGTCTCTGCTAATTCTGCCGCGGCCTTGTGTGCTGAATCAAATCCTTTTACACCGTCTACACGTTTTGCATGTGGTACCTTGTTCTTTAGATCTGCCCAGTTCTCTTCCTTGTTGGGTTCAGCATAACTGATGTATACGAAATCTAGGTCACTTACTCTGATTCTATCTGCCATGAAAATCCCTCCTCTACAATCGATTCAACCCATAATGGATCATTATCGTAGAATTTGTACCCTGTATCGCTCTTTTTAAGTACAGACTTTCTTAGGTTATTCTTTTTAATTGGCCTACGAACAATTTTTCCATCTTCTAACATGTATGATTCCTCACCATGCTTCATGATCTCTAAACTTTTTTCAAGGCTAACTGCTATTTCCTTACCCTGTATGTTTACAGTGTAAATTTTCTTTTTCTCAGATTCCTTACCCCATACCCCTGCGGCCGCTTCAAAAAATCCTGGCATCTAGATCTCCTATCATTTTTTTGTCATGGTAGTGTACTACCCTGTGCTGTCTGTATCCACCCATGTACAATTTGTTTGCCACTTTCATGGGATACAGGTAGTTGTCATTTTGAAATTTCTTGCCTATTCCATTTATGTGCTGTTTGTTGTGCATGAACTTGAACCATTCATGATCTACCTTGTCCAGCTGTAATGGATCCTGTATCTTGTTGGCCAGTGCATACACCACATCTGTTGTTGGCTGTTCGTCATGACAGTTCACAAGTATTGTTTCCTTGACTGTCTTCCAGTTTTTTGTAATTGTCTCACACAGGTCATAGAACTGTTTTGCCTTTGTGCTTCTCCTGAAGTAGTGTAATCCGTTGTACACATCAGGCAGTTCATTCCTTGCAAACAATTTCCTATAAAAACTGTTCTTTACTGTGTCGTCCTTGTAGTTCCTGCAGTGGTATGAAAACACCTGGTCATGTTGCCATAGATAGTTCCACCACCAGTCAGTGTTCTGTGTGAACAGCATGTCTGCTTCTAGTTTGATCGTGTGTGTGAATGGCGACATTTTAAATACTTTGTATTCATTGCTCAGTTTCCAATCCTGATCTGCACTGTCATCTTGATCCAACACCTTAACAACATCAAACAGCTCGTCCTCTACTGGTTTATCTGTTATCACACATACCTGATTGTGTTTGTTAACCTTCTTTATGCTTTTCGCAAGTTCCCTGCTCAGCTCTATGTAATCTGTTGTTGCGTTGTTCAGTGCGAACCATACATATCCCTTATCCATTGCACCACTCCTTGTCCATCACGTGTACATCCTGCCCTGATGTGAAATTAACAGTGTCTCCATACTTGAAAACAATGCCGGCATCATCGCTATCTATAACATCTACGCTGTCTGCCAACATGGTCATGGGTGTTGGTATACGGCTTCCCAGATTCAATTGATGCAGTGCTATTGCGAAAGCATAATCATTCCTGTAGTTTGGGTAACGTATCCTGTAAAGATTCCTGTAGTGTGAATAATATTCCTGTACATGTCTTATCATGGAAAATATTGCCTCGGTGTTTGCAGTCTTCTTGAAAAGCGTCACTGTTGCCCATACCAAAGGCAGTGTGCTTTCGTCCTTGCCCAAGATCATGTCTTTGCCTGTTAGGTCATGCACCCTGTCATGCAACATCATGTCAAACTTTGTGTTTGCTAATTCTAATAGTGTTGAAGAAAATACGAAGTAGTCGCAATCCATCAGTATGGTCGTGTCATAGGGTGAATGCTCATAAGCCAATGCACGTTCCTTGTTGTACCATGCCACACTTTTTCCCCTGTAAGGTCTTGTGTTGGTGGTCTTGGCCTCGACCAGCTTGTAGTTGATCATGCCCAATGGTTTGAATTTTTTGTATGTCTCTAGATCTGTGACGATAGTGATTTCCAGTTTGAGATATTTCCGGATCTGTGCCACACAACGTTCTGCCAGCTTGTGATAGTTGACCTCAGGAGTGTCGAAACAGTACAGCAGTACACCGGTTGTCATTATTTTCTCTTTTTGGCGAGATCTTGATGTAGCTGTTGATACGAGTTCAGTGTTTCCTGGTTTCTTTCAATCAATTTGTTTAGGAAATCATCCGGATCCTTGACATGACAAGGATTGTCGTTAACATCTAACACATAGAAATCTTTGTTGCTTTGTTTGAGTGTGCCTATCAAATTTATGGTGTCAGCGTCTGCCTTGAACAATCTTTCGTTGTAGGCCATAAGCTGTCTTGAACGCATTTTCTCCAGTGCGTTCTTCTTAGCCTGTGCTACCTCGAAATTGAGGTCCGAATGTTTCTTAATATTGCCAATATCCATAACTGTATTATACAGTTAATTATAGACTGTGTCAACTTGGTAAAAAATTTTTGATTGTTACTATGCTGTGGCGTTACTTGTTTCTGCACTGCCTGACAGTGTGTAAACTGGGTTTAGGCCCTGTGCTGTCGTAGGTAGCATCAGCTTGGTTGCGAAGTCAGTTATACCAATGAAGTTCTCGAACTGGTCAATACTGTCAGTGTTACCATCTGTGAATTGTCCATCTCCACCGTCCGCATCTGTCAGACTCATCTTTATCGTGACGTTTACTGTGGAACCTGCTGTGGCATTGCCTTTCAGCTCACCCTTCAAGGTCATTGAAGTGTACGTGCCGTTGGCCTGTGTTAGTAGGAATATTGTCTGGTATGACGTTGTCACGTCCTGGAATCCAACCGCGAAACCGTTTGTGGTCAGTGTCTCACTTGTGCCTGATCTTGTTGAAGCAAGAGAGGCTATGTCAAAGTTACCCATGGCTGTGATCATCTCATCAACTGAATCGTCCTTGGACGTTGCCGAGCCACCACCGTTCCCTACCCTTGTAAGGTTTACCCTGATCTTGCCACCTGCGTTGAAGAAGAATCTCATGGCGTTGGCATTCGCAAATGTCACTGTGTGTTCAACTATGTGTGATCCTGCGTATCTAGTTCCTGATCTTGAACTGTGTAATTCCGAACCTGCACCAATTGCCGTTGCACTGGTACTGCCACCTGCAACTTCTGCCGCCAATGATACAAGATCTGCCGCTATGGCCGCCTTGATCGCAATCGTGTCTCCTGCCGCTACCTGTGTCCTGGCTGTCAGTGAATCGTTAGTGTGGTTACCAATATTGTCCAATGCCGTCAACAGTGCATTCCATGATGCCGCTGTAACTGTATTTCCGCCATCGCCTGCCGCAACACCGGCTAATTCCGTCTGTCCCAGTCCGTAAACTGTCGCACCTGTTCCCATGATGTGGTTTATACCAATTGGATCTGTACTAGTTACAAATGTGTTGTACTCGTCATCTAATATTAGGTCACCTGCCGCATATGCCATAAAACTATTTTACTCCTATCACGCACTCTGTGAGTGCTGTTTCTTCGTTATATTTATCCTTAATCAACCTACCCAGGGTGTTGAAAGTGGTTGCTTCACCCTCTGCCGCCACACGTGCCGTTCCATAGCTTCCTGATACAATACGATCACCTGCTGAACCTTTGCCTGTAATCTTGACTGGAACACGTCCTTTCAGTGCTATTGCTGGATGTGTGTCATTGTTGCCTGCTTCTGAATTCATCAAATATGCTGGGTGATCTGAGACAACACCAAAAACTGCATCAGATTTGTCATCCATGCATTTCGTTATTTCTTCTTTTCCTCCCAGGCTCACCACTTCTCCAGTTTCTACCGGAGTGTCCGTGGCATATCGTTCTGCCAAGTCAGCGTACTGTGCCGATGTCGCTGTTGCGTGAACTATGTTGGCCCTGATGTCCACCAGTGTAGCGGCTGACATTTCAGTTCCCCCCACATCTGATGACTTAAATGCTGTCCAGGCACCGCCTGCGTTTCCGTGGATCGTTGTTCCGTCATCTGCGAAGGTCTCGTCCCAAACCCAGAATAGATCCTGTTCCGTGGCAGTGGATGTGTTACCTCTGTTTACTTTGACTCCCGAGTAGTTGGGCATAGCACTGTTTGATGATATGTTCCTGTTCAGCTCTATGATGTTATCTTCTATGGTAAGTGTTGTTGTATTGAATGTTGTCTGTGTACCTTTTACTTCAAGGTTACCTTCAATCACTGCCGCACCTTTGACTGTTATATCTCCCACTAGTGGAAGTTCTAATAATCCTGTGGAACCGTCCAGTGTCATTAATGTTTTTGTCGCACCGCCATCGTTCACTGTGAAAATAATATCTTTGTCCTGTGTTGTGTTTGCAATGGTCAGGTTGTCACTTGATAGACTCATCTTAACGTCCGAACCTGCACCTAAAATTAATCCTGTGTCATTTGCAATAGTGAATGAACTGTTTGTGGAATCAACTTGATCTGATCTCAGATAGTTTGCCGCCGCCACTCCGCCCAGTGTATCTGCGTTCGTTGCCGTTCCCCTAAATTTTGCATTCGATACTGAACTTGATAGCTGTATACCTTGTGCCACTGCTGAGAAACCTGCCGCGATCAGTGCCGCACCATTTGTTTCTGTGCTACTCGGAGTGAATACCCTGTCCGATACCACGCCTACCACCGCATCGTTGGCAACCAGTTTCAAGTATGATTGATTTACTCCTGTGTCATCTGCTCCAACTTCCGAGACTACCTGTGTAACACCAGAACCAGCAACTGTTGTTGGTCCGATCAGTGTCCATGCTGTGCCATTGTACACATACAACTGCTTGTTTGCCGTGTCAAACCATGTGTCACCTAATACTGCGTTGGTTGGTTGTGATGCTGAATTCGTTGGGCCGCCGGCTGGCTTGAATTTCGTTCCGTCGTACACGTTCAATCTTTTGTTTGTTTGATCAAACCAAAGCTGGCCTTGAATTTTGTTGTTGGGTGCTGATGTGTTGTTGAAATTCTCTAGTAGTTTGACAATGTTCTCATTCAGTTTCTCACCGAAACCCGCATAACCTTTTCCGATCAGTGTAAGATCAGTTGTGGCCGTGTCGATGGTTCCGTCCGCGAGAGTGACCAATAAGGTCCCGAATGTGTTATTAATCTTGTATGCCATAACTTACTAGTTTGATCCGTTGTCTCTGACTTCGGTCAAGAAACTCACATCTCCTACTAACTTGATTAATATAGTCGCAAGTTCTGGTGTAAGCATTTGATCAATCGCTGTTTGCTCTTCCGCTGACCAGATCGACTCGTAATTGTCATTGATGTAATCTGCTACTTCTTCTTTTGTTGCCATTTAAATGTACTCCTTATGCTTATTTATTATGCTTTTCTATCTGCTCATCGTCTGAGATCCAGGTTAAATCCTCTGAATATGCCCCATCCAGGTCACGCAAGAAAGTCTTGACGTTGCTCTCCGTAAGAACCATATCGTGGTATTTTTCATACCTTTTGTGCAGTGCTTGTTCTTTTGTGGCAGTGTACACCAGTTTCATTCCCCTGTCTTTTGCCAGCTTCATTATGCCGTCAATACACAATTTTAGTGATTTATGCACATTCCTTGATTCTGCCTCCTTGTCCGTGACTATCCATTCCATGAAAGCGAACTGTGTTCCCTCACCTATGTACAGTCCTCCAGCACAAACGGGCTTTCCGTCCACTTCCACTATTATTCCGTCTGGTGGCAGACATTCCTTGGGTACCGTGCCGAACTCCCACTGCGTCCACCACTTGACCAGTGTGTCATAATCCTTGTCTCTGTCCCAAGCTCTAACTAACATTTTTTTGCATCACTATCTTGTTGACGTTGAATGTTGACTCAAAACAGTAACGCACTGCTTCTGCAACTTCGTCTGCTTTTAATTTTGGTAGATCTTCCCATAATCCTTTTGTCATGTCTGTGTCCACTACATCTGGACAGACATCATAAACAGATAGGGGCTTATTCATTAGTTCTTGTTGTAATTGTTCTATGTATTCAATTAAAGTTTTTTTATTTTTGCAGTATTCCACATATTCAGGATCCAACAACTCTTCATCTTCTCCCACAGGTGTACCTGATGTGCTTGTGATCACTACAACTTTCTTGTTCTCGAAAACAAATTTGCCGTATATTCTTTTCAACAGGGTCATTTGGCCTCTCCCAACGTATGCATTGAGTACTATCAATTGGCATTCATCCAACTGTTCCATTATCTCTATCTGACTAAATTGTAAATCGTAACCGTTGCTACTGCTTAATCCAATAACTTCGTATTTTTTTTTTTGATAAAGATCTGCTATGGCCTTGCCTATACCTCTGGTGTGCCCTATGATCGCAATTTTATTTTTTTTGTTTCCTTGATTCATATACATCTGCTAGATTCTCTAAACCCTCAAACTCATCATTGTAGTGTTGGTAATAAGCTTCAAACTTCTCTTTAGTGTATAGTGATTCTTTGTAAAAGTCAATTAATAATGTGGTTCTTTCGCCTGGATTGTTGTTGTATCCGTTGTGCAGTTGTAGGTCTGGTTGGAAGACGAATGCATCTCCAGATTTCCAAATGTGTAGTGCTTTTTTCTTGGTCTCTATGTCCATGTAGTACATTCCACTGTCTGTTCCGCCACCGGCATCTATGCACAGCTGATATCTCCAGCCACCTTCACTGTCCTTGTGATTTCCAATTTTCGTGTTTGGTCCTACTGTCATGAAAGCAACATTGGTCTTGTATGGGAATTTCCTGAGGATACTGTACAGCATGGGATAATCATTAAATTCTTGACCCTCGTATGTGCCTGAGCTTATGCCCAATGCTTTCCATTCACCCTGCACGTAATCTCCTTCACGCTCTGTGTCGCCTGGGTAGAACTTGTCCTTGTCTGTGTAATCTTTTGGGTCTCCCCTAACGCTGTTGGAAAAGTCCTCTGGATTTAGGAATATTTTATCAGGTTGTGATTTGAATTCGTGTGCTATTTCCTCGAAATGCTTTTCTAACTGTAGGAAACATTCACCCTGTTGTCCGTAGTAAAAACTCTTATCTATCATTGTTCAGTATTGTAACATCATCGACTAGTGTTTGTCTATTATGATCTTGCCAAATACCAAAAAATTTCTCACCAATGGACAATAACTTTTGTTTCTCATCTACCTCAAAGTAGTCAGTAAACTCAATACCGTTAATGATTATTCTTCTAAGTTCAGAACCAAATACGTAAACTATATGTTCGTCGTCACCTAGTGATTTACCATGCTTACTGTCTGATACCCTTGTCCATGTGCCATTTTCTTTGACCATGTGTGATCCTGAAACTTTAATTCCTTTGTACTCAAACAGATCATCGATTAAGAACTTACCAGTTGCAAATACAAATCCACCAACTGCAACTTCGTCTCTGATGTCTACAAGTTCAACTGCTTTTTGTGAACCATCTGCCATGCTGATCATAGTTCCTGCTATGAAACAACCACCGGATTGTGGAATCGGAGGTCCTGAACCACCGCTACCTGAAGTGGTGTTACCTGTTGAATCACCAAATCCTGATGCTGTTGTTATGAAATTTAGTCCTGAGTTGAACATTGCTTTCCAAGTACCGCTGACCTTGACATATCCTGCTGTTACCTGTTTCCACGCACCTGATACTTTAGTAAACATTGAATTCAACGCCTTCCAGTCACCGTCTACTTTGTAGTAACCCTGTACCCCAATATTGAATACAACAACTGCCAATCCATTTGCTCCTGATCCACCTGATGGTGTTCCACCTACTGCCACGCCTGCTGAATAGTTTGCTTCCGATGTTCCGCCTGGTGTCACACCAGAACCGTTTGATTCTGTTCCGCCCTGTGCAGTGTTTGATCCTGAGAAACCACCTGTACCACCGTTGTCACTGGATCCACCGTTTCCTGATTTTCCTCCAGCGGTTCCACCGCCACCTGCTCCACTACCACCACCATCTCCCGAGTGATCTACTCCCTCTTCTCCTCGTGTTGCCGGTGAGTTACCTGTTGCTGAATTTGTGTTTATTCCTGATGTTCCGTTTGATCCTGATCCTGCACCAGCACCACCGCCTCCACCACCTGCTACTGCAACTGCTGAACCATCTATGAAAACTGTCGTGGCTCCTCCGCCACCTCCGCCTGCTCCTGAGTTACCCCTAGGTCCTGAAGTACCACCGTTACCTCCTGAGAATCCTGTCTTTCCTTTTCCGTTGGTACCACCCGGTGCATTGGTTCCAGATCCTCCACCTGCTCCACCACCGCCTACCGATACTTCGAAAGTTGTGCCTACCAATGATGTTGCTATTGCGTATGTTAACTTCTTGACATGGTGTCCAGCCGCTCCAGAACCACCGGCTCCGCCTGCATCTGCTCCGCCGGCCCCACCTGCTCCGCCCCATAGATACATGTCTACAGAAGTTGTACCAGCTGGTACAATTCCTTGATTTAGTGTTCCTGAATGTGTGAACGTATGGGTTTTTGCTACCATGGGACTATGCCTCCCTTACAAACCAAAAGTCTCCGTTGGCACCATCACTTGCAGTTGGATCGCTTGTGTTGACGTTGCCTGCAAATCTATCAACAAATGTTTTTACCTGTCCTATAGTTGGTACATCGGTGCTTGAAGTAGATGTTATTGCGGAACCCACTGCCGCTAATGTTAGTGTGGTTACTTTTAAGTTACCTGTTCCAGAATCTGTTGTTAAACCTTTTGTGCCTTTGTTTGCATTACCATCGTCTGTTAGGTCTGCCAATCTGATTATCTGTGAATAACTCTGGTTGTGTCCTGCTGACCAGAAGTTTTCTGAAACATCATAAAACAGTCTTGCGTCGTCTGTATCATTTGTTTCAACAATAAGTCCTGCATCCGCTTCTGAACCGCCTTGATTCACTTTCAAGAAAGCGTCTGAGTGTTCAACTATTTCAGATGAAGTGTAGTTGTACGCACCAGTAACATTCAAGTTACCTGCGACTGTGACATTGCCTGTCGCACCTTCTATAGTGAAAGCTGTTTTTGTTGTGCCGGCATCGTTTACCGTGAATATTATATCTTTGTCCTGTGACGTCTGTGCAATCGTTACATTGTTGCTGGCAACTGTAACTGACAGTTCCTGTGAGCCTCCAACAATTATACCACCGTCTGCGTCAATTGTCAATGCACCTGTTGTTGTGTCTGCCGCATCTGCTCTCAAGAAGTTTCCACCTGCGATTACTGTGCTTGATGTGTTTGATGTACTTGATACGTCTACGTTTGCCGCTGATGTATTTGTTCCTTCGAACACTGCTCCTAGTGTAGAGTTTAATGTTATTCCTGCCTTGATTGCCGCGAATCCTGACTGTGTCACACTCGGTGTGAAAGTTTCTTTTGAAAGTATTGCCACCCTAGTGCTACCTGCATACATTGAAGAAACAACTTTGTTTCCTCCTCCACTAGCCAGTGTTTCAATCTTCCAGCCTGAAAGTGTCTGTCCTGCTGTGTAGACTGGTCCAACCAGTTGGAATGCTGATCCTGTGTAAACATAAAGTTGGTCATCATCCGAATCATGCCAAAGATCACCTGCTCCCGGGTTGGTTGGCGCCGTTGCACTTGACTTTGCTCCACCTGTGGGTTTGAATGATGATCCGTCATACACCTTTAACTGAGAGTTTGCCGTGTCCATCCAAAGTTCACCTTTCAAAGGTGCTGTTGGTGCCGACGTTGATGCTGAATTCTCTAGTAGTTTTACAAGGTTCTCGTTAAGGCCTTCGCCAAATCCTGAGAAGCTCTTTCCAAAAAGCTGTACAGAGGTAGTGTTATCTACTGTACCGTCTGTGATTGTAGCTATTACTGATCCGTCTGTTTTGTTAATTGTGTATGCCATTTGCTTATATTTATAGTCTTCCAGCCACAATATTAATCGTGCCTATTTCGGTTGAATTGTATTCTTCCAGTGCTTTTCCTATCACTGTGCCCATCGAAGGGTTTGTTCCTTTTCTAGCAACACCTGGGTATTGTGAGTGTGTTACTAACATGTCTCCCTTGCTGATCTGTCCAACCACTTTACATGGTACTTTGCCCTGTAATGCTACTGCCAGACCTGTTGCTTTGCTGTTCATCAGGTACGCTGGATCACCGGATATAACTCCCGCTACCCTCGGATCTGCACCCATGCTTGAAACTGTAATTTCTTTCTCACCGCCAAATATAACAACTGTGCCCACTTCGTACTCCGAGTCAGCTTCGTATATCTCAGCCAAGTCAGCGTACTGTGCCGATGTTGCTTTGGCATGTACCGTGTTGTATCCTTTGCTAGATGATCCAACATCGTATGTTGCATCTGTGTCTGGAATTATTGTCTGTGTCGTAAGTGTTCCTGTCAATGTTCCACCTGTGAAAGGTAGGTTTAAACTGGCTGAACCTGTGACGTTTCCTATGACTGCACCTGTCAGTGGTCCTGTGAATGCTGTCGCGTTTACTGTTCCGCTTACATCTAACTTTGTTGTTGGTGTTGTTGTTCCAATACCAACACGAGATACAGAACCATCCAAGGTCATTAGAGTAGTCGTTGTGCCGCCATCGTTCATTTTGAAAGTTATGTCAGTGTCTGATATCACATTAGAAACAATCACCCCTGTGCTGTCTACTGTTATTGATAGATCACTGTCCACCCCTATCCGTAGACCACCATCGTTCACAACTCCTAATGTTCCTGACGTAGTGTCGTTTCCATTTGATTTCATGAATGTGGATGCTAATGCACCACCTAGTGAATCTGAGTCAGTTGCTGTACCCTGGAACTTGGCATCTGTTATCGCAGTTGTAAGTGTGATACCTTTCTTGACCGTTGCAAATCCTGTGATGGATGTCCTCGGTGTGAAAGTGTCTTCTGAGATAATCGCAATCAGATTACCGTCATTGAATAATTTAGTAATATTCTGAGTGTTCTCAGCTGAATCGAATATAGAGTCATATATGAATCCGTTCGTGGTTCCTGTTGTAGTTGACGGACCTACCAATACGCTAGATGTACCGTTGTAATAGAATAACTGGCCTGTGTCCGAGTCTATCCAGAGATCTCCCTGTGTCAAGGCTCCTGGAGCATTCGACTGGAAAGGTACGTTGGCACCTGGTGGTACGAATGTTGTACCTGTGTATATCTTAAGTCTACTTTCTGCAGTGTCATACCAAAGCTGTCCTTGTATGGGTTTAGTTGGTGCTGTTGGATTTGCAAAGTTCTCCATCAAGGCCAAGAAGTTTTCTGCGATCACTTCTCCGTAACCTGCATAACCTTTTCCAACAAAACTTAAATCAGTTTGTGTGTTTACAACACCATCCTGTACTGTGTACTGGTTCGGCGATGCCGCACTGTTTGTCTTGTTTACTGTGTATGCCATCTATTAGTATCCTGTGCTACCACCTGATGTAGTTCCACTCACTGTGTTTGACGTTGACAGTGCTGTTGAACTTGTTTCAGTGAATGTCGTTAATGATTGTATCCTTAAAGTGTAATCAATCTGTATCAGTCTGTTAAGTGATTTCTGTACCGGGTGGAATATAACGTGTGTCAACAGTTTGTTAGTCGACCCGTTCTCTGTTCCTTCCCAACCTTTCAAGCCCAATTCGTCAAACACAAAATCTCCATTGAAATCTGTCGTGTTGTCAAACGCGGCCTGTCCTGTGGGCTCACCGTAGTCCAATGTGCAAGTGCAAACGATGTCAGTGTACTTGTTACCTGCTGTGTGTCTCACTTCCATCTTGTTCCTTGTGGTGTCTTTGTTAGTGGCAGAGTTGTCATCTATCACTTTGTAATATGTTTGGTTGTATAGTGTGGCATTTGATCCTGTAGAATTTGGTGTAAGGTATGTGATAATACCTGTTGGATCAACAGATGTTCCGCCATTCCCAAAACCCATCTCATGCACGAAGCCTGTGGTTTTGTTTGCCAACGAACTAGCTAGTGCCTGTGACATGTTTTCATAGTGGATTGCGTTTCTTTTGTCCACCATTACTTCGCCTGATTCCGGGTCAAAAATTTTGATGTGTCCTTCTATCATAACTCCGCTTTGATCCTGAGGCTTTTTGTTCTCTTCTTTTACTTCTTGTGGTTTATTGTCATCTGTCATCTAGTGTATTTATTCAGGTGAGTTTGTTGGCTCGTTAGCTATGAATTTAGCCTGACTAGTAGTAGACGCCTGTAATCCTTTACCATCTGCTGGATTGCCGTCTAATGCTGTGTACCATACCTGTCCTCTCTTGTGTAAGATTTTAACCTGTGTTCCGTCTGCTGGAGCAGTACTTAATGTAACTGCCGTAGTAGATCCGTCCACAGAGTAGTTAATAGTTGATCCATCCTCGCTAGTGAGCAACAATCGTTGGCCACCAATGAATATGTCTAACTCACTAGCGGAAGATGGGGCTTGTGATAGTGCAAGAATTACTGTGCTACCGTCACCTGTGAAGGTGTTGGTGTACACTGTATCCGCATAAGGTATAGTTTGAGATCCGCTGGCATCTACCACTAGTGTGCCATCGCTATGGTCCTTAATTCCTGTTCCAAGTGTTCCACGCCTTAATTGTCCCAACGTGTTTCCGTTCTTGGTAAAATATTCTATTCTTTCTTTGTCTATAAAGACTACACCCGGCAAGTTGTTTGCCGCACTAGGTTCTGGTAATGCAGTCCCGTCTTTGACCTGCATTGTGTTTATTGTATCTATCAGATCATCAACTAATTCCGTTGTTGCTGTTTTGCTGATACGTTTGTAGAAAGTTCTGTTCAACATGTCCTTGAAAATTCTGAATCCCGTGGCACCTGTCGCTGATTCCAATGCGAAGTACATCACATCCAATCTGTCTGAGCCTAATATCGTCTTGCCAACAAATGTTATCGTGTTGCCGGTCATTGTGAAATCATAATTCTGTACCTGTTGTACTCCGTTTAACCAAACGAAAGTGTAACCTGCATTCAGTGGATCGAATCTCAGTTTAAATACGTTATCCGGTTCTCCTCCCAATACTTCTCTTCTCAGTTTCATTCCAAGTGCATTGTTGAAAGTTGTAACTGACACTACATCATTGGCTGTCAGTGTCTGTCCGTCTGATGCCAGTTGTGTTACATCTAGTATCACATCTGTGCCTACGTTGTGGTACTGGTTGTCGGCTATTGTTGTGATAGCAATTAAATCTGCACTTGTTGGTGCAGTAACAAAAACTACCCTGTCTGGTGCTGATGCCGTGTCCGCAGTTGTTGTAGTCGTGTCAGCTTCTTCTGTTATTTCATCCGCTGTGTGTATTCCATTTCCTAGATCGACCGTGTAGTGGGTGTTCAGTATCTGCTCTACTCCATTTATGTGTATCTGTATCTGTGATGCACTGGTGATGGTCTTTGCCGGGTCTATCGTTGAATCTTCACCCAGTGCTGGTACTCCTGCCGTGTCCGCAGTTATTGTCCTTGTGTCAGCAGTCTCTGATGATGCGTCTGCTGTGCCCACTGTGGCTCCTACTCCTGATGGTGCGTTGAAATCAAATTGGGTAGTCGTTCCATCTCCTAGGTAGTAACTCACGTCAGGGCCTCTCAGCACTTTGCCATTTGCCTCAACTATGGTCAGACCCGATAATGGTCCTATCGATCCTGGTGGATAAGTCAACGTGTATCTGTTGGTTGATCCATCGTATGTGATTGCCTCGTTCCTGATACTTGCAAAACTTCTTGTGCTTGTTGCAGATTTGTTGAATCCTGCCACCTGTACCAATGCGTCAGCCACCGGTGCTGAATTGAATGTTACTGTTACTGCGTTGGCAGTTGTCGTAGTTGAGAATGCTGTTGTCGGTACACCTGCTATGGTGATGTATATGTCAGACACAGTCGAGTCCAGATTGAATTCACCCCTAGTTGAGGTTTTGAACGTCACTGTGCTTCCGTCACCTGTGTACTGATCCAGCACCCTGTAATTCTCTCCACTTATTGCAAAAACTCTAGTGGCAATCACACTGTTTGTTGCTGGTGCTGATGTAAATATAATTGTCTTGTTTGCAACACTGACTGTGTAGTCTGTTGTTAATTTTTTAACCACACCGTTCACCGAAACTGTCACTGATCCCAATGTTCCTGGGTAGTCGCCTATGCTGAATACTAATGTAGTTCCATCACCTCTGTGATTTTTACTAGATATAAACGGTACTCCGGATTCCGGAGATGTGTAAACTTTTATGTCCAGTGTATCAAAAAGTTGTCCTGGGACTGTTTCCTCTGGTGCGTAGCTGGTATCTGGTGATATGAAATCATCACCTTCTAGTAGTATGTCACTTGGTGCTGATCCCACAGCAGAACCAAACAATCCACCTTTGATTATCGAATCCAGAGTCCTGTCATCAGTCGGAGTCAACACACCATCGTCGTCAAACGGTATGAACTCTACCAATGCACCTGCGTCTGGTACAGAATCTAATGTGAATGATGTTGTTGATCCATCTCCCCTGAAGAATTCAGATAGTTTTTTCCTTGTGCTGTCACCTGATGTCACATATACCTGGTACACATCGCTCACAGATGGTGCCGGAGTGATAGTAAACGTCGCTGTCAGTCCATCGGCACTGAATGATTTTATTCTGGATTCACCATAAGTGTCCCATGGGAAGTCATACCACCCTTCCTTGTCCCATCCTTGACCTTGTGAGAACAACAATCCAGTTACCATTGTTCCACCGTAGTCAACGCCCGACATGACCTGAGACAGTTCGTTCCCTGCCATTCCTGCAGTCGGAGTGTAAAAACCTTTTGTTCTGTCTGCCGCTGTCAATCCTGTCTCATCACCGTATACTTTGTGCATGTTTCCAATATTATCATCAAATTTTGTTGTTGAAGTAAAAGGATCTGTTGCTTTATATAATTCGTTTTTGTATCTGATCAGTTGTCCATACGCATAGCTGGTCGATGCTGTCCAGTCGACAACACTCGATGTGCTTGACACTCTGTCAAATTTTATTGTTGTGTTTATATCCCTGACAAGGTCGTTGTGCAAGTTCGCATATGCTATCGCAGTGTCCGATGGTGTTGACCCATCAGTTGCTCCTCCAGTTAACACCACCATTGGTGTCGACGTGTAACTTGCACCAATGCTTGTGATTGTGATCTTCGTAACTTTGCCATCCACAACTGTTGCTGTGGCAGTAGCCGCTGTCGCGGTTGGTGTTGTGTACATCTTGTATGCACCGGATATTGTTGACTTTGCATGATTAGAAATCTGACTGTCTGGCATGTACAACGTTGCCGTGTACCCTTCAAATTTGTGAGAGTGTGATGTACCAGATCCGCCATTTTGCGAGTCCCAAATGTTAGATTGTGCTTCACTGCTGAACAAAGGATAGTAATAGCCGTAACTGCCCGAAGATGCCCCACGAGTACTTGTTGCCAGTATCTGGAATGGACCTGTTGCTCCTACTGTTCCACCTACTATGGTCACTGTTGGAGTTTTAGTGTATCCTGATCCGCCTTTGCTGACAGTGATCGACGAAACATGTTTCTTGTAGTAGTCATTCCACATCTGCCATGGGTATTCTGTAAGTTTAGCAGTGTCCCTGTCAATGTTCAGTGGTCTGATCTTGCCTGTTGTTGTATCATAGAATGTTGGATTGTCAAAGTCAGTGAATATACCGTCCTGTGTGTCTGTGCCTGTGTGGCCCAACCTGTATTCTCTCAATTTTGTGTGGAAAGGTTTTACTTCATTTATGTAGCTCTCTACCCAACTGTCTGTTCCTATCGTGTATGTCTTTCTCTGGTCAAGCGGTCTGACAGAATTCTTGGCGTTGATAAATGATGTCCTGAACATCCAGTCAACATACGTTTGTTCAGACAGTACCCTCCTCAATCCTGTAAAGAACAGTGTGTTGTATTCCACAGCAAGATCATTAACAAACAAGTCGTCCCTTAATGCAGTAAGAATCTTACGTGTTTCAGTTGCCGGCTCTTGGTCAAAGAAGTTTTCGTCGAATGTGTCATCGCCTGCAAATCCTGTGGCATCCTGCGTGTAGTCATAAAGTTTAGTTGATAGTCTTATTGTTCCGTTCTCTGTTCCCACGTTTGTGTAACCGTCGGCAACTTTCATGAACAGCTTCCAACCACCTGTGTCTGCACTTGTCACTTTGACATGCTTACCTACTGCAAGTGAAAGTGTGTCTAGTTCATATTCGAAAGTAACCTGTTTGTCAATTTTTGTATTTTCGCTGTGTAGCATTCCATGAACAGCAGGATCTGTGCCATACCAATCTGTGTAAATCCAGTAAGCGGATGTATTGTAAGTTTGTATCTTAGTCCTAGTGAATTCTGTGCCGTCCCATGTGTATATCGCCCAGTATCCGTTGGCTGTTTCATCTGCTTTGACAAGATATCTCACTGTTCCTGATAGATCTCTTGTATCGATATATGTCAACTCCGCATATGTGTCTATGGTTGCGTCCCATTCTAAACTTTGAACAGTTGGTTCTGGTTCTTTCGAATCAAGATTTGTTAGATTTATTGTTCCAACTAATTGATTTTCCTTTAACTTGCTGTTTGCGTAGTCTATAATTTCTTTAAGTGCCTCATATCTGTCCACATACCAACTCTGTCTAGGTCTTGTGCTGTTTCCGTATCTTTCATTAACCGGTAGAGCGATGTCAGGTACTTTATCTCCCGAAGTATTACTTCCTATTAGAGAGTCCCACCAACGTGTTTCTATCTGTGTTCCTGGTCTGTAATCCTTGTCTCCCTCTCTGGCCAGTTTCCATACTGAGTGTGCATCTCCGTCGAATGTGTTAGTCCTGATGTCAATGTTCAACACTATGTCGTCGCCGGAGAGTGTTCCGATATTGTTTAACAATAGTTTATTAGTGTCTGTCACAGAATAGTACTTGAAGCCGGATGCCTGAGGATTAGATATTAAGCCTGCCACATATGCAGTTGAGTTCTTCCTAGTGACAACACTGTTTGCTGGTACTGTTGATTTGTTCCGTACCCAGTAGTAGTAGTAATTCACAAAAGTGTCTAGCCTAGAACTGTATTTCTGAATCAATGTGTACTGTGAGTCATCGATGTTCAGTGGTGTTCCTGATATGCCTTCGCTGGCCCCTTGCTGTGTTCCTGTTCTTGTGTTCCATGCACTTGGTAGTAGAGTAGATTCTGTCCACTCGTATACATCTATAGTAGATCCTGGGAATAGTCTTCCCCAGTTGTTTGTTTTAAATTCTTGTGTTCCTTGTTCATACCATGTCCATTTGACTTTTGATAGATCCCACCATGTTTCTCCTAGGTGTTCCTCTGCCCATGGTGTCTTGTTATCGACAGTTGGTGCAAAGTTGTATGTTGCTGGATCCCACGTTGTCTTGATGTTGATCTCTCTGTCAGCAACTCCCAGTATCCTGCCCTTGATCGGATCGTAAAGATTGTAATGATCCTGTATCTGTTTTGACCCTTTACTGAATTCAAACACCTGTCCAAGTTTTTCTATGTCGATAAATGCTGTTTCTGATGCTATGTTGTTCCATGCGTACTCTCCGGACACTGTCAGATCAAATATTCCCACCGTTCCGTCATTTGAACGACTAGCATTTCCATCATCTTCCGGGGCACCAACAAATACAGTGTTATCTATTACACAAACACCTTTTCCAAAATCATCAGCCCCTGTGACATTGTCAGTCACTAGCCTGTCGTCGACCACGAAATGTGTGTTGTACATGGTTGCCGTGTATGCCGCTCCTGATCCTGCGTTTAGATCAACAAACGTCGTGTCCTGTAAGTCAAACGTGGTCTCACCTGAGTCAATTTTCATCTCTCTAGGAGTCGAAGCCTGCTCTGCACCTATGACTACTCTTGTGCCTGCATCGTTCAAGTCAACACTTGTTCCGAACTTCATGTTTGATTTCGATTCTGGAGCAGTTATCGTTTGTTGTAATGTGTATGTGTTCGTTGATCCGTCAGCGTTCCACTTGTAGTAGTACACTGCGCCAGCATCTGGCTGTGTTGTCGAGTCATCTGTGCCGTCAACCCCTGGTGCACCTATCACCAAAACAGTTCCGTCTTTGGTCATTGACATTGAATCTCCAAACGCTGTGTTCAGTGACGATCCATCTGTGCTCGTGCCTGTCAGTGTCTGAGCAAGTGCGAAAGAATGATCAGTGCTACCGTCATTTGCCTGTGAATTCCTTATGTATATCTCCACTTTTCCTGCCTGTCCCGGAGCGATTGAACCGACGACCAACATGTCGCCGTTGTCATTGGCTTCTAATGTGTGTCCGAATCTCTTGCCTCTTCCCGGATCAGCACTCTCCAATGTTAGGTTTTGTGTCCATGTGTCGTAAGTCGATCCGTCAGCACCAATGCCCCATTCATACATGTACACACGTCCTGTGTTATTGTCGTGTCCAGGAGCACCCACGAATAGATATTTTGTTGCTGTTGTCCTACCAGAGCCTACGCCCGGTTCTGATATCTTGTGAGATTGTCCAAACCTTTGAGCTTGGCTAGAATCTGTTGTTGAACCATCTTCCGGTGCAGTTATTGTGTTCAGTATCGAATACTTGAATGCACTTGGATCCCAAATGTAAATTTTTATTAGACCGTTGTCTGTGTATCTCGTGCTACCATCCGAACTTATTGTGTTCGTGAAAGGTGCACCTGCTACAACGAAGTTCTCGTCTGTGCTCATTGACAGTGAGAATCCTAATCTGCTGGTATTATCATCATTCTCTGTCATGGTCACCGTGTTCTGTGATTCAAATGCTGTGCCTGCCGTTGCTTCTCTTCTAAACAAGAAGTGTACTTCACCTTGTGCTTTGCCCGGAGCGCCAACAACAAGTGTCCGTCCGTCGTTCCTTGCTACTATCTGCGATCCAAATTGTTGCTCATCTGTGTCAATATCCGATGCCAATAGTACTTTTGATGTGTATGGGTCTTGCTTCTCGTAAACCTGCCACAGTCCCGAGCTGTCTGCATCAGCGTAGACCTTGTCGCCGGGTTTTTCAATCGCATCATCCTTGTCATTGTAGTCATCAAAGTTGATTAGATCATTTACGTTGTTCATTGAAGATAATCTCACTGACACAAACTTGTAAACATTTCCGTAGCTGTCTGCTGTTGATCCATCTTCCAGTGTTGGTATGAATGCTGTGTTTCCATTGTAATCTATTATCACAGTCTTGTGATCTTGAACACTGAGTACCTGATGAACACCGTTCAGTGTTGGTTCCTCACTGTTTGATATTCCAAAGTAGTCAGCAAGTTTTGTTGGTGAACTTCCTGTCAACGTATGTGAGCTTGTGAATGTCAGTTCCAACTGTGTGGCATTGTTGATCGACCTTAGTTGTGCTATCTTGAGTTTGGCACTAGTGATCCTGAACACGTCCCAGTCTTTGTTGGATTTGTTCGCCACCCACACAAGATCATTTGCCGTTATGGCATTCATGTCTAGGTTAGAAAGATCAGTTATGTCAAAGGCAGTGTGCTGTACTTGGTTTAACTGCGGATACCCTGCTGTCTTGTAGACCTGTGCATGATCTCTGTTCACACCTTCCTTTGTGTAGTCCAGTCTGCTAAATGTTGTTGCGGCCGTGTACTCGACCGGTTTGTAATACATCGAATCCTTGCCAACATAGAGTGATCTCTGATACTCCCTAGTTTCGTTTGTTGTGTCAAACAGTTCTATACTCTGTGGATCTGCTTTTGTTTCATCATCTTTCAATGTAATCTGTATGTTCTCTACGGAATCCGTGTTTCCGAATCTTCCTGTCCTGATCATCCATTCTGGATACAGTTCCAAATTGATGTCTTCTCCCTCGTACTGGGCTTTTAAAATTTTATCAATGGCATTCTGTGTGCCTTTCTCTCTGATGTATCCTTGGTAGAACTTGTACTGTGAAACATCATTAACGAATAGGTTCTCTAGATAATCCCTTGACTGGTATCCTATCAATCTCTGTGCCAGTTGTTGTTGTGAATCATCAAAGTTGTTTGATTCCAAATTATAGAAATCATTGAACTGTGAAATTTTGTAGTCAAAATTTGGAATCAACTGCGGTGCTGGTTTGTTTGCTTTAAGTCTCCAGTTTGTGTTGTTAAACACTGATGTCGAGTTGTGGTTCACTTTTGCAACATAGAATTTTCCCTGGTACTCAACTGTGTCGCCTATGCTATAATCTGTGTTCGCTGTCCAGTAAAAGACCTGTGCGGCATCAAACATGAAACCCGGTGCATAGTAGTCACCGTTCCAGCCTGCTGTCTTCCATCCAACAAGTTTAAGCCTCTGCTGTCTGAATCCTGTTGCTTGGTCGTATATGATATCTGCGAACACTGTGCTGTTGTCAAACAACAGTATGTGTTCTTTCTGTACTGTGTTGAGTGCCACATTGTACAATCCTATGCTGTCTGACTTGATTCCCAATTCAAATGTCTTGCCGATACGTTTCGTTGAGATCTCTCCAATGTCTATCTTCCTTCCGCCTGCGTCCAGTAACGAGTAGTCTCCAGATAGGTTTCTCAACTTGCCAACAATCGAGTTGTTTGTGTCTAGTTCAAAACCATCAGCGGCCGGAGAAACTGTGACTGCACTTCCCGGTGCCCATTCCTGTGTAGTCCAGAACAGGAACTCCCTGACTGCATTCGCCCAGTTAAGTGTCTCTTTCAATTCAGTTGAAAATTTATTAAATTTAAATCCTTGGTCTTCTAGCCAATGTCCATATCCAAAAAGGAAATCTGTAACATCCTGTATTGTGTTAAACACATATCCATAAGGTATAGTCTGTGTAGTTTCTTGGAAGGCATTAAATCTTTTGACCGGTGTTGCTCCCTCTACCGAGACTGCCGAATGTGTAGTTGTCTTAACAGGATAGTTGAATTTGAAATACGGTTTTGTTGTTGAGTATCCTAGTACCTTGTAGCCACCTAAAATCGTGGATCCGTCAGTGCTTGTGTCTGTGTTCTTCTCTATCAACACCCCTGAGTAGTTGAAGCTTTCTACAGGGTTCGACGTCCTGAATAATATCTTGTAGTTCTCGTCAGGTATGAACTTACTGCCCGATGTTGAACCTGGAGATACTGAATCTGTTAACACTTTTAAGTTGTCCTTGTCCGTGAATCCACCTAGTTTGTATGCTAACTGCACAGATAATTTTTTCATCTTGTTGTAATAGAACACAGATGTATCTAAATTACGTGATATCAGATAGTTGACCACAAATGGTTGATATCCTGCTGTCTGGTATCTCGTTGTCACTCCAGTGGTGTTGTCGGTCACAGTTTCCAAATGATACTTCATTGTTGACAGCTCTGCTCTTATTCCTGTGTCCTTGTATATTTCATTTCCACCAACGTTGGTTGTTAATCTAGCTGTATCAAGTAGGCATGAATGAAATTTGGCCGGTCTTGTAAGTGCAAGTGTCTTCATTGTTGTGAAAGGGAAAGCACTCGACTTCCTCCATGATGTTTCTGCTGGACCCCAGTCTCCAAATTTCCAAGAAGCCTGCCTGCCCGGTATGTCAAAATTGTCTACAAGTCCTGCCGCAAGTGGATCCAATAGGTTACCTGATGCATCAACTGGTAGATAGCTTTTGATCTCTGGCTTTCCGTACCTGCCCGATTCTGTAGCAATGGCTGTCCATAAAGGATCATTGGCCGATGTGTACGGTGCTGGGCCATAAAGTGTTTCCCAGTCCGTTGGCTTCTCTGAATGTCCTAGCATCTCCCATGGTCTCACATGCGGAGCATCTGTGTCATAGAAATAGTTGTATATCCCTCTCCAGTGTCCTGGTAGAGTTTGGACGTTTAATCTGTCTGTGCTTCTAGCATAGTTGTAGGTGAAAGGTGATCCTTCCACGAAACTTGTGTTGTTGATGTACTGCACATTGTTCCTACCCGACCATGTGTAGAAATCTGTTGCCATGACATCATTAACTTCTTGCAGTGTGTATTCTGTTGAAATAAATGCACTGGGCCTAACGTCGTTGATTTCAATCAGTGTAGGATCATATGCTGTCTTGATATTATTATAGATCCTTTTCTCCAATTCAATTATTAAATCATCTCTTTCATCTCCAAATGCTTTTATGATAGATCCGTCGTGTCTCCTGATGACTGTCGTGTCAACGATGTACGTGGTATCTAAGAAAGATTCTGGTTTGAATTTTGGATACATTCCAAGTTTGGTCGGAGACGGTGGCATGTAACTGCCTGTTGTGTCTGCGTAATCTTTGATCTTTATAACGTCACCTTCCGCAAGTGTGGCCGATATTGTCAAGCTGTCGTCTGTTGTACTGAAAGTGTAGTCCGTTCCTAAAATTAATTGCACATCATTTAGGTATACGTATACTGCTCTGTTACTCAATTCTGTTATACTGTGTTGTGAGTCTAGTGCATAGTCTGTCTGTGACTCCCCAAGTACTGTGTATGTTCTCGTACTAACGTTTTCTCCCCAACCTATCATGTCCTCGTAGTAGAATGGGAAAGTACTACCTCTACCAGGTGTTATTGCTGATATGATCTCGTCTACTCTGTCTGTGGCAACCCCTTCATATGCTGTGCCTATTGCGTGTGTTAGAAAAGAGTTGTACCATTTCTCGTATTCCTGGCTGGCATGTTCGATCGCCGATATAGAATTGGCTTCCTGGTCTATCAGTCCAAATACTGCCGGAACTAGTGGTGCTTGGTGTTGTTGTATGCTACCGCCCGTCAGTCTAGCATCTGGCTTGTCTCTAAGATTTGACGTTCCCGGTATTGCTCCATTTACGTCCTGGTCCTTGTCAAACATGTCTCTCACATGTCCTAGTATTTGTCCATATGTGAATGTACCTAACTGACTGTTCAAACTGTTTGTGGATAAATTGTCTGGTATTTCGTAAATTCCTTTGTCGGCTAACTTGTCAGCACTGCTGTAACCGGCAATCCTAATTTGGTCGTCAACTGTCAATTCCTTGATGAACTTCACATATGTATTTGTTGTTCCGTCAACAAGTGTGTAGTCCGTTGCTATTGTTTTCCTTGCACCATTTACCGACACTGATACTTCCAGGTCTGTCAGTGCGGCGGAGTTCTTGTAAAAGTCTATAGGGAACAACTTTTTCTCCGTGTCGCCAACTATGTAAGTCCGGATCACTCTCTGTTTGCTATCGTTTGTTCTCTTGATCCAAGCACCTCTGGAGTTGTGTGTTTCCGTGCCTGTGGTGTAGTGAAGATGTCCTGTGGCTAGTTTCTTTGTCACAGTAGTTGTACCAGATTTGTATGTGAACGTTCCTGATGTATGGTCCGAATCAAATACAATGTCTCCAACGTTGTTTATGGTATTGTATTTTACTTTTATACCCAGTACTGTGTCTTTCGTTGCTGTGTCTGATGTTGCAAATTCAAAAACCTTGGCCCCCACAAATGACGAGTTGGGATATGTTGTTGTATCAGCAAAGCTGGTGTGTGTGTCATCCCACATGCCGAACAATGGCTGTTGGTTTACTCCTGTCTTCTGCTGTGACTCTTTCCAAGTGGTTGTTGCAAGGTCATAATAAAAAGTCTTGCCTTGGTTCGCTGTTCCAAATTCTACGAACACACTCTCGTTGCTTGCCGGGGTTGCGTCCGCTTCTGCAGTGAGTGAAATCACCTGTGTGCTGTCTCCTGCTGTCGCGAAGCTGACCTTGTATACCTTGTTCTTGACTATGGGATCAGTGTCTGCCGAGAATATTACCCTCATTCCTTCTGTCAACGAAACACCATCAACTATGTAACCTGTCTGAAGTACCACATCACTGAAGGCATCCGTGGTCACAATGTCATACAGCGTTACTGAATTCTTAGCCACAGTTCCGTGATTGTAAAGTGCAAGTCCCGAATCAAATTCTATAACTGGTCTCTTTGCCCTGTCTGTTTCGTCCAGAGTCGGTGTGTATCCGTTTATTCTGGCTGTTTCTTCTATGACCGATTTATGGAACCATCTGTTGTATCTTGACCATGCATTCTGATCTCGTGAATCTCTTTTTATTGTTATGTAATCCTTGTCTTCAGGTCTAAAGAATGTCTTGGCATAGGGTCTCGAGTCATACCCAACCGCATCGTAAAGTATTGTGCTTTCTGTGGCATAACTTGCCGGTGTTATTAGAGCGTCAACATCGGTCAGTGTTATCGATTCGCCAACACCCTCCACGTAGTATTCCTTGTCACGGTATGTGGAGTTAGCATCCAGCTGATCTGCTGTGAACTTTACTTTCATACCATTGGATAAATTCAATGTTCTCAAACTGTAATTCTTAACACCTATGATGTCATCCTCAGGATCAATTTTCGCCAATGTGTTTATGGCTCTGATCTGTAATATACCATACATGGCATTATGGTTACCACACTGATAGTACAGTGTGTCAGGACCGCCTGTAAGCGGAACTGTGAATGTCACCGTGCCGTTGGCGACACCGTTGTTGGTCACGCCAGTCGAGTGTACTGTTGACGTTGAACCATCTTCCGCCACCATGCTCTTGTACGGTTCTGTCATGATCCAGAAAGGATGTCCCTTTGCATTGACTTTGAATTTGTATGTGTTTCCCCTGTAAAGTTTTACTATGGGATTATTTTCTCCCGGTCTGTGACCGAAATTGTATGCACCCTTGGCAAGATTGACCACGTCATATTCTGCCACTACTGATGGACCTACCGAATTTATATCTAGTGCGTCTGGGCCAGTTGGCAACCAAAAGTATTCTCTGTAATTGATCAGCTTGTCGTAGTCTATCGCTGGGTTCCAAGCATATACAGTCTCCTTGTTCAGCCTGTCATGGTTGTCCACCTTGCCGCCAAAGTACTTGATCTGGTTTATGTAGTCATCATATGTTCCTGTGAACTTGACCTGATCCTCAGGATTTATTGAAGTTGTATCTCTGTCCGTGTATGTCACCGCAGGTTCTAGTTGGTATGCCATCCTATCTCTGCTAGTAGCTGTGAGATATGTGTCTGTTACTGATCTAGTGTAAGCATCCTTCCTACCTATGTGACCGTCCAGTCTCTCCAGTGCACCTTTCTGTACCAAAGGATCCAGTGTGCTTGACAGGAATCTCTGGTTGGTGTCTGTCCTGTAGAACGCAGGTAGGTGCTGTACAGTCCTTCTGTATTCGTTGTTGCCTTGCTTGACAACTTCGTTATTGGTTAATGCGTTTGTTGGATTGTCGGCCATTAGTATCCTGATCCACTACTGCCGGAACTTGAACTTGATCCCGATCCTGTTGTAGTAGAGCCTGACACTGCTGATCCTGTTGTGGTGTTGGTTGTGGCAGTTGATGTAGACGTTACCACTGAACCGGAGGATGCTAACTGATTGGCTCCTAGTGCTGTAATAATCGAAACATCATCAACGGTGGCCCCACTGATAAAAATCTCGTCTGCCGCGGAATTGATCTGGAACAGAGACCCAAATGTCTGTC